TATGGCTTCTAAATTTTTCTGTTATTATCGCTGTCATTTCTTTATCCTACAATAGTTTTCTTTCTTTTATTTATAAGAGTTATCTTAACTTGGTTCAGTTGGCCATGTAATTGTTTTTAACACTGTAGTATCATCTAGTGTGCCTGGTAAATCTCTTAATTTCTTTCTATAAGCTTTCCATGCATCTGACATATCTGGACTATCCCCAAAAGACATCCAATCTGATTCTGCAAGTTTTGCATCACGCTCTTGTCGTAATTTAACAAAGGCTCTAGTAGGAGTGGCATCATTCCAAGTTTTTTCAACTGCATCACGAGCAGTTTCTTCTGCAGATGTAAAAGCACGCCGACCAGATGTAGTATTATGATATCTTGTCATTTTATTCTCCTAACCTCCGTCACTTTTTTTAGTTCTATATAAGAAAAAAATACCAGCCTCATGATTACCGCTGGACTGATCAAATCGAAAAGAAGTATGAGATTCAGTCCCAGTATCATACCAACCACCACCTTCAACTAATATATGTTGAGCATTTGAATTTTCTCCATTACCGTGATATCGCCAATATGTTCTATCTGCAGCAGCTGGATTAAACAATACTAAATCCATTATTTCATATTCTTCATCGTTGTTTGTCCCTGTTCCCATACCACCATCTAAAGTAATGGCAGCGGTGTCTGAAGCAACTGTATTACCAGAATTACCAGCTCCCATAAAATGTCTAGTACTTCTATATGATCCAGTTCGATAGGTATGGACTCCAGCAATATTAGTTCCAACAAAACCTTGCAAATCAGAGTTATCAGTCTTTGGTATATGCCCAGTAATACGAAATTTATAATCATAACCCTCTTCAAAAACATTTTCAAAATCTACTGTGGCATCATTATCTGCAACTGTTAAAGAAGTAACAAAATCCCATCCAGCACCAACAGAAGCACCTGTAACCGTACCTGTAAAAGCAAAGTTATCTTCTAAGTGAATACTTTCTGAACTGATTGATTCTGTTTGTTCTTCTAAACATATATCATCACCAGCATTAGTACCACTACCATCTGTTCCACCATCTTCAATAAGGAT